TAGGTTTTTGGATTGGCTCATATTCAATTTGATCTAATCTTTCTTTTGGTGCATCATTACCAGTGTAATATCTACCATTAGAAGGATCAAACCTAAATAACACAGACTTGCCTATCTCTCCTTGATAATTGAATTTGACTTTTTGTGTCTTGAATTCAACTTGGTTTTTTTCTATTTCTTGACCTGTATCAGAATTCAAAACAGGTTGGAAATGTCTATACACTACTGCACCAGTATGACAAATGTTTCTAAAATCACTACTTCCTGAGATGTCATACAAACCTGGCATTTGATACACGTTGTTTGCATCTCTCGTCATCTTCCTTGGGTGTGCTATAAGAAAAACTATAACATCATTTAGCTGTGCGAATATAGTAAGTTTTGTTAATACCTCTCGGATGCTCGTAAGTTCGTTTTGTGTTTTATTATTATATTCTAGCTTGTTAAAAGCATCGATTACAAAGATGTCAATACCATAAACAAAGACCTGTTCTTTGAATGTTTCAAGCAACCAATTCCATGTAGGACTTTTACCATCTTCGACTGATGTTAGGTATAGTTTTTCGTTTGCCCATTCCTTGTAATCTGATATGTCTTTTTTAGACATCCTCTTGTTGTATGGGTCTTGCCAAAATGTTTTGCCTACAAACTTTTCCATAAAAATTGTTTGATGAAGTGCTAATGGGTGATGCTCAGGAGAAAAGAAAGATGCCTTCATGTTGTAATCCTGTAGAAGGTTGAGTACATACCATTCTATGAAATTACTTTTACCATGGGAAGGTATACCAGTTACTATTGATAACTGACCTCTCATGACTGAGAAAGCATCTTTTAGTTCACCAAAAAATTCTCCTTTTGGATAAATAGTCTCAGGAAGACCATCGTCATAAATCTTTAGTATATCATCATACAGGTCATCTACATTAAAAGTGCCTTGACTTTTAAAATACTGTGCTTCATTGACACATTTGATTACTGCAGACTTTCCTTTACTTATTAGTTCACCATTTGCATCCTTGCTTGGAAACAGTACTCGCACACACCTGTACTTACCAAGACGCTGTGCTATACGATCTGCTACAGCGTTACCTTGTGGATCATTGTCGGTGCAGATATAAAACTTTTTAATCGAGTCTATGTACTGCTTACAATTAATCCACACGTCATCATGATCATTTGCACCATTGGGGAGGCTGATTGTATTTTTATATCCACATTCATGCATGGCAAGAACATCGAATTCACCTTCTACTATATACGCCTCTTGCTGATGAATAACTGAGTTAAGGTTGTAGAATATGCTTTTACCATCTTTGCTTTGAGTAAAGTGTTTGCTTGAAGTTCTATATTTTTTGTTTACTACCACGTCTAATTCGAAGTAATTGAATACTATGTTCTGCGTCTTCTTGCCTTGTTGTGGTTGGTAGTATTCTTCCTGAGTTACACCTAGTTCAGTGAGAGTTTTTTGACTGATCTTTCTTTTTGCCTCTATCCATTTGACAACTTTGTCTTCTAGTTTAGTAAAGTTTTTCCAGTCTTGTTTTGGGAGTTTGTAAGGTTTTGATTCTAGAGGTTCAGATTTTCTAAATGATATAGCTTCGCAGTAATGACATTTGGCAACGCCTTTGTCAAGGTTTACTGAGAGTGCTTTATCTTTTTTGTTTGTGCGTGTGTGATTACATTGTGGGCACACTATCTTGAGTGTCTTACCTCTCTTGCCTTGAGTAAGAGATTGTATGTCTGCCCATGGTATAATTGTTTTCATTAAAATGCTTGTTTTGAGTATTCGCTTGCAACCCTTCCTGCTATGCTTTTCTTTCCCATCCTTTTCTTAATATAATTTTTGAAATGGTTATTGAATTTAGCTTCTTCATCGTAAGTGTTTGCCGAATTCATTCTGTGATAAATAAAGTTTTCCATTTCTTCTTTTAGATACTGTAAATCAATATTTAGATTTTTACATACTGCATTCTGTAATCTTTGATTTGCCATGTATGTTTTTTTCCAGTCATGGACATTGCAAGCATCTTTATTATTCTTATTATTATTATTATTCTTATTGTTTGTTGACGTTTGATTGTCGTCTGCTTGAGTTTTGCTTAATTCTAGCGTGACAAGTTCATCAGGTGAAAGTTGGTAACTGTCATATTTTACAATGGTTACGAGAGAAAATCTGTTTGATGGATTCTCTACAATTATTTCACCACCTTCTCGAAGTCTTTTTAAAGCCTTTCTAACCCTGGAGAAACTAATGTTTAGAGTGTCTACAAGTCTTACTGTTGAGGTTATGTGTTGACCTCTTGCAATGTCTCTTCCTCTTACCTTTGCAGGTGCGTAGTTTGCCATCATAAGAAGATGAATAAAGACTCTAAACGTGTCAGGATCAGTGTACCATTCCCATTCTATTACTTTCCTGTGTAAGGATATAAAGCCATTCATTCTGATTTTGTTTTCATAAGCTGAAATATAATCTTCCTTTGGTGCTGAATATATAACAGAGCCTCCTTCCTTGTCATTTTGTTTTCACCTTCTACTATGTCGTAACCATCAAGCTTTAGTTCTGCATTGAGCCTTTCTAAAACAATTTCATATAGCTGTCTGATCTTTCTACTGTATGTGGAATACACTGGCACAAAGTTTTTTATGGCCCAAAGTACAGTCGCATGATCTTTAGGTCTTTTTTTAGTGTCTAAGAAAAGCTCTCCTATTGCAGACAAAGAAATTCCAGTAAAATTATGCATTACATAAAAGTACAATGATCTCATCTCAACAAGATGTCTTTTTCTACTTCCGTTATTTTTAAGGGTGTTGTATCTCTTGTAATCTGCGTGTTCTTCGAGTATCTTCACAACATCTTCTATGTCAAGAAATGGACGTGCCCTGTTTTTCATTAAAGTCATATTAATTCAATTTAGTAGAGGGGAGAAGTCGTGTCCTCCCCTGATGTCATGAAAAAAAGTTAAATGTTCCAGTCGTTAGGTATTGACTGATGTTGTGGAGCTTCTTCTCTACGATTCGTTGTTGGTTGTGTTTCAACCTTTGGTTTTCCACTGCCTATTTTAAAATTAGTTTTTGTTTCAGCGTTGTAGTTTCCAAGAGAAAGACCTCCGTCTTCCCATTCTGTTGCCTCTACCCATAAAGTTTTGCCATACTCTTTAGTATCGCTAAAAGCTTTAGGATTTTCTTTGACAGCTTTTGAGATGACATCCAATTTTAAAGGGACGTTCCATTTTCTTTTTGGTTTTGCGTTTTCCATTATGATAATTTATTTGATAAGTGATCGGAAAGGAAGTTCATGTAATCACGACACAGGGCAATCCTTTCCTTTAGTTGCTCTATGTGTTCTTCGTTGTGTTGTACTGGTATTTCTACTACCCTTAGTTGTGCAGGATACTGTCCAAATGTATGTTGTCTCAGGATTTCCTCTTCCACCTCTACAGGCAAACTTCCTACATCAATCAGATTTAGTTCTTTTGCTTTTTTAAATCTAATACCTTGTAGTATCTCTTCAGGAGTATCAAGTAAGCATCTTGCAACCATGGACTCTTTCATATCAGTCAGTTCCATGTAGCCTTGTAGTTGCCAGTAGTAGTCTTTATTATACGAGTACAGATCACCTGTATAGTACATCGGAAATGTTTTCATAGTGAAGGAGTTCTTGATATCAATCAATACGTCATCCTCAACGTAGATATCAGGAGTACCACAGATGAATTCATTTTCAAAGAACCTTTCGTTCTTTGTATACATTGATTCTATCGGTCTATTGTGTACTTCGCTTACAACTTCTATTGCATCGTCCTCTACTAAGACACCCTTTTGCATTTCTAAAGTGGTAATCTCGTTTCTGAAACCAAAAAGCTCCTCCTTGTGGAGTTCCTGAAGGTAAGTACGAGTGGTGACAGATAGACTGTCTTTCTTGTTTCGAGGATTCACCATAAGTTGACCAAGCATAGAACATCTAAACTTGTAGTCAGAGAAATCTATTGTTCTCATATCTCATTTTTTGCTCTTATGGCTCCTGACTTGTCAAAAATAGCTACAGCTACAACCTTATCATCTACGACTTTGTTTTTCACAAACCATCCGTATAGATTAGGCTTTCCTTTAGAGTTCAAATCCTTTTGTTCTAACTTAATAGATAAGTCTTTGTAGGGAGCATCGTATAGTTCTCTTCCTATTCCCCAGTTTGTACAGGCTCTCTTAAATGAATCAGATGCCTCACCTTTCTGACTATGAACATTAGAAGGCTCACCTACGTCATCTTTGTGTACCCATTCATCTTCAATCTTAATAGCTACGCTACAGAATAAGTTGTTTTTTTCTGCGTAGTGAGTCCTTTTCCAGTTTTCAGAACCTACTACCTCATCTAATCGTGCCATATCAACACGAGCATCTTTGTAAATTAACAAGGAACACCAGTCTCCGTAGTGGCTTCCTACCCTAACCTCAAGTTCACTGCCCTTGAGTGGTTTCAATAAATCTTTGTGTGTACTCATTTTTGATTTGTTTTAAATTGATTACATTCTTTTTTTTGAGTTTCGACATTTCAGCAGACAGAGTCTCAATTCTTGTCTGTTTTCTGTTCTGATCTTCTTCAGTACTACATTTTCTTCTTCGTGCCTTTTCAAGTTCAGCTTGCTTAAAGGTAAAACAAAGACTATCCGACAACATTTGCAATCCATTTTCATGTGCAAACAAAACAAGATAGTCTTCCATGATGTAGTAGATTTCTGTTGATGTGTTATACATCTCGACCATTTTCATTGACTTTACAATCTGCACCCTTGGTAGGACAATTAGTAATTCACCATCTTTAAAAGATGTTTGTCTTATTTTACTTGATTCTTTTTTGTAAATATCTTTAAGCAAAGTATTTCGATAAGAAGCTGTAGTAGGCTTCTCCTTTCCTAAGTCTTGGAGTGATTGCGTCAATTCGATCATTTAATTCTTTTTTGGTTATTTGATTGTGAGTGTATTTCATCATTAGACTTAGGCATTCGAATCTCGTTTCCGTTATGTGTTCCTCTACAAATCTGAAATGTTTCTTCAGCCTTTTTTGTCTCCTGTTCATACTGATATTCGAAATATAGAATATCAAGTTCTTGATTTTTAGTATAATCATATCTATAGTTTTCATCCAATAATTGTTTCGTTAGTCCCATTAGTCTTCGTTTTTGTAGTTTTTAGCGAGTTCTTCTATTAGATTCACGAAGTCTAAAGTATGTACACTTTCTGACGAACCCACCCACCAAGTAGTATTATAAGTAGTTGTATAATGTTCGTCAAAGGTATTATAATCGTACACTTCATAAGTTGCTCCATCCCAACGTATTACCCACGACCTGAAGACAGAATAGTCTGAATTTGCCATTGGGAAGGTGGGTTTACCTAAGATTTTTACGAGTTGATCGTAAGTTACGTTGTGAATTTTGAGTCCTTTGAAGGAAGTAAGGTGTCCGTATTTATAAGCTAAGTCTTGCTCATCCACTGCGAATACCTCGAAAGAGTCTGGTAAATTAGTTTGACATTCCATATTAAAATATTTAATACGGCTAAGTTACTAACATTTTATTAAATATGCAAATTTTTATTTGTTTACGTGTTCATACCTTTTCCATCCAGAATATATTGACATATCTATAGGTATCTCTGGTTGCCATCCTAATTCCTTATGTATTAGTTCTATGTCTGCAACGCTTCTTTCAATGTCAATTGATTTAGGTAAGCCTATTTCGTATTCTACTCCAGTCAACGTGTCTACCATTTCGGCAAGTTCAAGTATAGTAACCCCTGAGCCAGTCCCTACATTATATATCTTGACACTTTCACTATCTTCAATTACTTTTTCTACTGCTTTTACGTGTGCTTTTGCTAAATCTCTTACATCAATAAAGTCTCTGATTGGAGTTCCATCTACAGAGCTGTATTGGTTTCCATTTATTGTAAAAGTTTCTACGTTCCATGCGCTATCATACAGGTGCTGTAACACGTTTTTCACCTTGGGGTTTTTTAGTTCTCCAAACTTTTGATAGTCATCATTACCTATTACGTTGAAGTACCTTAATATCACCACGCCATTCATTTTAATGAACATATCTTCTGCTATTAACTTGCTATATCCGTATGGAGTTTTTGGTCCTACTGGCGAGTTTTCTTTTGCACTTAGTCCCTCTTGGTCGCCGTATATTGATGCTGATGAAGAGAAAACAATTGGCTTCTTGCATAAATCAATGATGTTTAGAGTTGACCCTATGTTGTTTAAAAAATACTTTTGCGGATTATAAACGCTTTCTGTACCATCCTTGTAACCTGCTGTGTGAATTACTGCATCGTATTCTGTTACCTTCAAAGCTGTTTTTAGTCCTGATTGGTTTCTAAGGTCTAAGCGATGAAGTTGTATTGGTTCTTTGTTAATCTCACAGAGCGCATTATAGGTTGATATCTCTGAGTTCTCCATGTTATCCATGACAATAGGAGTGTGTCCTGACTTGATTAGTTCTAAGCATACGTGTGACCCTATGTATCCAAGACCACCAGTAACAATAATTTTTTTCTTCATGAGTTAAAGGTACAAAAAAAGGGAAGGATTTCGTATTCGACTTTGTGTTTGTCTGCTCTTCTAATGTAAACACATAAAAAAAAGGAGGGAAAAACCCTCCTTAGCTTCACAATTCGTATAATTTTACGCCTTCTGCCATTGGTGATCTTCTTTAAAGTTATCGATAATGTATTCCTTTAAGTTCTTCTGACTGGTGCTTAAAACCATTGCCAGTAACTTAAATTTCTCCTTGTCTGTGATCACGAGTTCATAATTGTTGTCTGTGATCCTGACATCAAATTCGTGTATGCTGTAACCAAATTCGGTATTGGCATACAGATCGGCTCTCATTTCTGAGACATCGTTTTTTACTGAAAATTTTGAATGTAACATAGTTTGAAATATTAAATTAAACTTCTTCTGCTTTCTTAGTCTTGAGGAGTTCTTTCATGTCCTCGTGTGATAGGTACTCTTGTTCTACTACACCATTGGCATAGTATCCTGTTGGATAATCATGACCAAGTTTGTAGTATGGGGTTTTTAGTTCCCAATACTCTTCTTTGTACTCACCAGTTGTGACCAGTACTTCATCTCCCCAATCAGGAATATCATACTCATCATTTGTATGTACCTCGAAGTTTATCGTTTCTACTTCTGCACCGAATCCTTGTTCTTCCTCCCACCAGTAGAAAACATCATCCTGAATGTATTCACAGAGTTTTTCGATCAGGTGTAGGTGTACAGGTGACCATGCAGTAGTAAAACGCAATGAATCTCCATCCCATTCTTGATCATACGCACCCCATTTAGTGTTCCAGTTGATCAATGCCCAATCGTACCAGTCCTTTGCACCATATTCAAGTTTCATTAGTTTTGCTTGATACTGATCACGATTTGGAGATGTTGTTTCCCTGAGTTCATCAGGCATCCTTTTGATGATCTCCAACCATCCTCCTCTTGAGTTAATTGTTTCTGTGAATTTGACAATTTTTTTTAAAGCCTTCTGTCCTTTCTCCGTGTTAGGAGTTATAGAACAATAAACATGATTTGGCATAACATATAATTTTTAGTTTGACAATGACTGCACCAATGCAGTGCAGTTTCGTCCATTCATTAG